GTATTGACTCAAGAGGTCTAGATGTCTATGATAAGATGTATCTGGATGTTCTAAAGAAGTCTAAGGGTGCAGCTTTGGGATTAAAAAGTATATCATCACTAACTGGCATAGCTATTGAAACTATCGAGAATAGCATTGAGCCTTATCTTGTAAGGATGGGCTATGCGGTTAGAACTCAAAAAGGAAGAGTTCTAGGAGATGTTTCGTAAAACAATATTAACTTTTCTACTTATCTTATCTATGATCAACAATAGTCAGGGGCTTTTCGCGGCCCCTGCTATTTTTGTTGATTCTCCAGCAGATGCTTTTGCTCTAGCAGCAGACACTAAAAAAGACCTGCTTATTATCTTTGGTGCTAATTGGTGTGTATATTGTAATATCCTGAAAAATGATATTAAAACCAATCTAAATATAGTTGAAGATAAAATTGTTTGCTTTGTAGACTTTGATCAGAATAAGGATATGGTCAAAGAATATAGGGTTAGAACTATCCCAGACTATATGCTTTATAGAGACAGCATAGAAATCAAAAGAAAAGTCGGATATAAAAATAAAGAGAAATTTCAAGAATGGCTACTAAATAATGAATGATATATCTTTTACTATCAATATACCAACATTAATTTTAGGATTTTTATTTGGCGGGTGTTTATTTTTAATAGGCTATTTTTATGGTAAATCTAGGTCTGTTGATACTCATGGTGTATCATTTTATGGAGAAAATAAGCCACGAAGTTTTTTTAGTGAAAACAACAAGGCGGCAAAACCAAAAATTAATATAGATGACACTAAGGTAGTTACTGATATCAAAACAGATGAGCTAGAAAAAAAATATGAACAGTTAGGAGATATTAAAAACTCCAATGAAAATATTAGTAGCTCTATAAACAAGCTTAAAAATATGAAAAATAATTTATGAAAATTTGTGGTATTTATCAAATCATTAATATCGTAAACAATAAAAGATATATAGGTCAATCTATTGATATTAAAAATAGATTTATTCGACATAAATATCAATTAAATAAAAATATTCATGATAATAAAAAACTACAAAATGCCTGGAACAAATACGGCAAACAATCTTTTAAATTTGAGATATTAATTAAATGTAATAAAGAGCTTTTAAAAAAGCTAGAAAAACAAGAAGTAGAAAAAATTGCTGAACACAGCTATAATATCAGTAAAAACTATGATAATCTTTATGGAAAGAATAATCCATTTTATGGAAAAACACACAATCAAATAACAAAAGAAAAAATGTCATTAATAGCAAAAAGTCGCACTGGAAATAAAAACCCCAATTATGGCAATAAAAATTCTATTAAAACAAAAATTAAAGCAGGACATAATAAAAAAACCAAATTGACTAAAAAACAAGTTACAAAAATTATAAAGACCCAAAATAAGACGCATCAAGAAATTGCTAATATATACGGGGTTTCAAGAAGCGTTATCACTAGAATTAAAAATGGCACAAGATGGGGCCTTATCACTAATATTAATGGAGACAATATATGAGCGGATGCGGATTAGATGTAGGTACCAGCTATATAGTATTTGCAAAAGAGAAGAATGAACAAAATGAAAATGTAGTCTATAAAGACTTTAGAGACGCTTTTTATGTTATCAAGCCAACGACACCAGTAGCCACTAAGATGATAGAAAAAGGACTAGCGGGGAAAGTTTTTATTAAAGATAGTGATGGCTCTTTTATTCTTTTAGGCAAAGATGCAATAGAAAAAGCAATAGAAAGAAACGACACAGCAAAAAGACCAATGTACAAAGGAGTAGTTTCTGCTAAAGAAAAAGACGCAAAGAAGATCCTAGCTTTTATATTGAAAGAGGTTGTTGGTCAGGCTTCTGAAAAAAATGAACAGCTTGTTTTTTGCGTTCCTGCTCAACCAGTAGATCAAGAAGATGAAGATTTTGATGTTGGATATCATGAAGATGTAGTAAAAACCATATTAAGTGAATGTGGCTATAATGCTAAAGCTATTAATGAAGCTGAAGCATTATGCTATGCTGAACTAGATATAGAAGATTATACAGGAATTGCTATTAGTTGTGGTGCTGGCATGACAAATGTTTGTGTCATGTTAAATGGAGAACCTACTGTAGTATTTAGTACAACAAAAAGCGGAGACTGGGTAGATCGCATGAGTGCGGTAGCAACAGGAGAACCAGATAGTGTTGTACAGGCAGAAAAAGAGGGTGGTGGCTTTGTAATAGGAGAACCAAACGATAGTCCTATTTTAGGAGCAGTGTCCTCATACTATGAGAGACTAATAGACTATACAACAAAACAACTAGCACATGCCCTAACTAATCACAAGTCTTTACCAAAATTTAAAAATCCATTAACAATTATTGTTGCTGGTGGTACTTCGCAAGCTGCGGGATATATTGAGGAGTTTGCTAAAAAGCTAGAAGAAAATGGATTTCCTCTTGCAATCAAAGAAGTAAAACACGCATCTGATCCATTACATGCCGTTGCTAAGGGATGTCTAATAGCCGCCAAGGTATTATAAAACTTTATGATCTAGTATGCTACACATCATTACCCCATGTTCAAGACCTTTTAATCTATTAAAAATATTAGACACTATTCCTACTAAAGCAAATTGGATTATTTGTTATGACAATAAACATGGCGATCTGCCTATTCAAAGCCATAATAATATAGAAATATTAAATTGTGTAGATACTGGGGCTTATGGAGTCAAAGCGAGAAATCACGTATTAGATAATTATTCTTTTAATGATAATGACAGCATACTATTTCATGATGATGATAATATTATTCATCCAGATCTATATACTGAAATTCAACCATTACTAGATAATGATTACTCTATGATATGTTGGGGACAGTTGAATTCAGATAATTCTATACGTCTTTATCCTCCTAGAAAACGCCCTAGGATTTACTGGATAGATACAGCATCATACTTGATTAAATGGAGATATAATAAAAATATTAGACATATAGAGAAATACACTAGCGATGGGTACTATGCTCAAGCCTGTTACGATAAGACAAAAACCATTAGAATTAATAAATTTTTATCTTATTACAATTACTTGAGAAATACATAATATGTTTAATTTTCTGAACAAAATCAGATACGCAGTAAGGTCTCCTAAATGGCAAAACGTAAGAAAAGAACATATTAAAAATAATCCGTATTGTATCTCTTGTGGTAGAGATAAAAGGCTAGAGGTCCATCATATAAAACCTGTACACTTATTTCCCGAGCTAGAATTAGATCCAGACAATTTGGTCACTTTATGTGCCGATCCATGTCATCTACTATTTGGACACTTAATGAACTTTAAAAGCTATAATAAAATGGTTATTGAAGATTCCATGGTGTATCTTAACAAAGTAAAAAATAGACCATAATTTATCGATTAGCTGATAAAGGAGTAGGATATGATCAGACCCACTACATTATTAGGGGCTATACTCCTATGCATAACCAGCATTGTATCAGCAGGAACTATAGATCCTAATACTCCTGATAGTAAACATCTTGAATACGGCTCTAAGTTTCCTAGTGTTGTTAAACTGTGTTGCTTTGATGGGGTTGGACTATCATGTGGTTCAGCCGTTATTATTGATCCCCACTGGATATTGACGGCTGCTCATGTTGTAGAAAAGTGCGAAGCCTGGACTATAACAACAGAAAATAAACAGTATAAAGTATCCAAAATGATCAGCTATCCAGAGTATGAATCCGAAAAATTTGGATATCATGATATAGCATTAGGCTATGTAGAAGAAGAACTTAAACTAGAATACTATCCTCCACTTTATTCTAATGACGATGAGATAGGCAAAGTTTGCAGTATGGCTGGATGGGGATTTACTGGAACATTTAATACTGGAATAAAAACATCGGACGGAAAAAGAAGGGGTGGTTCAAATTTTATTGATGGTACAGAACGAAATGTTCTGGTCTGCTCCCCTTCTAGGAGACATAACAAGTTCACAGAGCTTGAGTTTTTAATTGGAAGCGGTGATAGTGGGGGTGGTCTCTTTATAGAGGGAAAACTTGCAGGAATCCATTCGTCTGTAGTTGCGATAGATAAAAAACCAGACTCAACATATACCGATGAAAGCTGTCATACAAGAATTAGTCTATATCATAAATGGATTATAAACACAATGGAGAATTATGTCCATGAGAAGAAATAATCGTAAAAACGATTGTAGCCTATTACCATATATAAAAGAAAATGTATATGGATTATCTCCTAATGATCCTGAATTTTATGGTTGGGAAATTAAAAAATTTGATATCCCAAACCATTGGAAATTCTCTAAAGGAGAGAATACAAAAATAGCCGTTATAGATACTGGGTGTGATTTAGACCACCCAGACTTAAAAGACAATCTATTAGATGGTAAAAACTTTGTAGACCCTACTAAACCCCCTTTGGATGTTGCTACACACGGAACCCATGTGGCAGGAACCATAGCAGCTATAGATAATGGAAAAGGTATGGTGGGTGTTGCTCCGAGAGCAAAAATTATCCCTATTAAAGCGTTAGATGATAAAGGTAATGGTAACATATCTAATATTTCCAATGCGATAATATGGGCTGCAGACCAAAAAGCGGATTTTATTTCTATGTCTTTAGGCTCTTCTAGGAGTTCTACAGAACTAGAAAATGCGATCAAATATGCATACTCTAAAGGTATTATTATCTTTTGCGCTGCGGGTAACTCCGGTCCTAATACAGAGATTATGTATCCAGCCAGATATAAACAAACTATTAGTATAGCCGCTATAGATGAAAAACTAGAAAGAACATCTTTTAGTTGCAGCGGAGACTCCTTGGATTTTCTTGCTCCGGGAGATAAAATATTAAGCACAGTTCCAGATAATAGTTATGCTATTATGTCTGGTACTAGTATGAGTACCCCATTCGCTGTTGGATGCGCCGCACTATATCTCAGCTATCTCAGAAAAACAAAAAACGATAGTCGTTTTAAAATTTCTATGGAAGATCTTATAGACGCTTTTAAGAATAAGGCTAAACCTTTGACAGACCCAAAATATCAAAGTATAAAATATCAGGGTTATGGCATCCTTTATCCTGCACCATAATAAAAGAGTAGTCCAGACACTATGCGGCCCCTTGACTTCATCATACATACGGCTATAGTAAAGAATCATCTCCGTGGATGTGATACCTTTTAGATACCTTAAGAGAAAATGAACAGAAACTTTGATTTTCGTGACGAGCCTCCTAAAAATAATAAATTTAGAGAGAAGAAGCGTAATAAAAAATTTGTTAGCGAAGAAGCTTATGATCAACATAAGCTAAATAAGCAATTTAAGCAAAAGAAAAAAGAGCTTGAAGAAGAGGATACCTGGGAAAACTGGGATAAAAACGATGAAATATATTGAAGAACTATTACCAGGAGATTCTTTTGTTTCTGATAGTCATAACTATCTTTTAACTTCGGATTTTAAAAAAAATGGATGTCGTTTATCTTATGATCTCAAGTCCGGCAATCCAAAATGGTTTGAAGCAAATTCTGTAGTAGATCTTGAGCCTATTTATATCTTAGATAAAGACAATACTATTATAGCTATTAAAGAAGTAATGAAAGATAATGTTTCTGAAAATTAAAACATTTATTAAGTCTTTGTTCTTTCATATCTATGCAGGACTACCGAAAAGCTCAAGGGAAGAAATAGCTAAAAGATATTCTATTTGTTTATCTTGCGATCTTTACGATAATATAAAAGAGGAATGTCAGGTGTGCGGATGTTCGATTAGTAATAAGTCAAAATTCATGAATAAACTAGCTTGGGCTGATCAAGAATGCCCCGTAGGAAAATGGAGTAAAATCAATGCAACTCACAAATAAAAATAGGAATTCTAATTGTTTCATAACACACACTGATCTTTTTGAGTCGATTGAAAAAAGACTTCATTCGGCCCATGCAGGATGTACGGTGTTCGTTCCTCATGTATGTAATAATATAGACTTATTTGGTGCTGGCTTTGCGAAAGCAGTTGCCGATAGATATCCTTCGGTCAAAGCTAACTATCATATGCTTGGAAAAACATTTCTTAAAAACAATCTGGGTCATCCTCAGTTTCTAAATGTTTATGAGGAGCCAAAATATAAGCATAAATTGTACTTTGTAAATATGATTGCTCAAAATGGAGTTCGTAGTCCAAGCAATGTCAGGCCCCTTAACTATGCAGCATTAGTCAGATGTATGGTTCATATATCGCAATTCATTAATCAAAACACAGATTTTCCTAGTAATCCCTCTTCCGTAGAAATTCATGCTCCAAAGTTTGGCAGCGGATTAGCTGGAGGGAACTGGAATTTTATTAGTGATCTTATTGAAGACATATGGGGTAAGCATACCGTATATATCTACGACTATAAAAAGAAATAATTAAATGCAAAAAGTATTAACATCTTTTGGTTTTGGCAACCAGAGAGAACTATTGAATATTTCTGTCCCAACTTTACAAAAATATGCTGCTATACACGACTATGATTTATTCATACCCAATGAATCTTTTTTTAGCACATCGACTAAAGAAAGACACTATTCGTGGTGGAAAATAGAATTAATTAGTAAGTTATTTGAGAAATATGATAGAGTTCTGTGGATAGATGCCGATGTTGTTATATGCAGATTCGATAAAGATATTATGGGTGATCTAAATATGGAATCCCATGTTGGCATGGTAGTACATGAAGTACAAATAGGATTCGTACCAAACTGCGGAGTCTGGACTTTAGACAAAAAATGCTTATCTTGGTTTCATGAATTATGGCAACACAACAATCTTCCAAGAAGCGACGGATGGTGGGAACAAGACGCTATGCTGCACTTGCTAGGAATAAATAGTGGTAGTAATAATATACAAATGCCAGAAACATTTAATATACCATGGACCAAATTAGACTATTTATGGAACCCACATGTGCATGATCATAGACAAATACCAAAAGAGAGCAGATTTTTTCATGCTACAATGTTTACGGATAGGGCAAAAGTTATGAAAAAAGTTATTAAGATGACAGAGGCTCAGAACCCCTAAAACATACGCTTGCCGCTCGTTGCCGATGGATTACAATATACCGTAGAGGCATGGAAAAATTGGAGGTTTTATGGTTTTCGCTCTTTCGGCTGCTATGTTAATAGGAGTATGTAAAGGCATTTGTGTTTTATACAAGACCAGTAAAGGAGAAATTCCAGCTGCTCCTACTTGTACCAACTTAATCGAATATTTTTTCGATACAAAATACTTTTAATAGGACAATTTTTAAAGACAATGAATAGACTGAAAAATCAGAGAGTTTACTTAGCTGGTGCTATGGATCGTGTGGCTGATAGAGGTGCTGGATGGAGAGAGAGCATAACGCCATTTTTAGAACGTATGGGTATAGTAGTATTTAATCCAATTAGTAAACCAGCAGAAGTTGGTTTAGAAGATGTTGATACTCATACTATAAAGACAAAGCTTAAAGAAAAACGTCGCTATGATGAATTGTCTGCTATGATGAAAACTATTAGAGCAGTTGATTTAAGACTAGTAGATATTAGCGATTTCTTGATAGTCAATCTAGATATTAATGTTCACCCATGTGGAACATTAGAAGAAATTTTTTGGGCAAATAGACAAAAGAAACCTATTATTATTCATATGGAGCAAGGCAAGGAGCATACTCCAGATTGGCTATTTGGAACCATTCCACACCAGATGATTTTTTCTACTTGGATGGAAATTGAGCACTACTTACAGCATATTCATACCTCGGAAAATATAGACTCTCATAAAAGATGGTACTTCTTTGCTGTATAAAAATGCCAAAATATTATATCAAGTCTGGGCAGATAAAATATATCATAGACTCTATGGATCATACTACCGCTATTTTAGCTGCTCTAAGAGCTTATAAAGGCAAGGGGATGATGAGCGGGCCTAAAATATGCGTTTCTGAAAAAGGATTTGAAGACCATAAATCATGGGACTGTTATGATACTGATAATTTTCTTAAGGGATCATATTGATTATGCAAAAGATTATTACTGACTTGAAACTAGACTTTGATGATGTCTTAATAAGACCTAAACGATCTAATCTCTCTAGCAGATCAGAAGTTGACATAGTTAGAGATTTTCATTTTGTTCATTCTCCTAGAAAACTATCGGCTATTCCAGTGGTTGTTGCTAATATGGATACTACTGGTACTTTTGCTATGGCTAATGAGGTATGTAATCATAAAGCCATAGTCGCCCTACACAAACATTATACTCCTGAGCAATTAATTAAGTATTATTCAGAAACTAATGGCAACAATCATAAAGAATTATGCTTTTATTCTACTGGCACATCCTCATCCGATATAGATAAGCTGATATATGTTTTTAATATGCTCAAGGATAAGGGGGCGCTATTACCAAACATATGCGTAGATGTAGCCAATGGATATAGCGAAAAATTTGTTAAAACAGTAGCACATATTCGTAAACTATATGAAGAAGTTGTTATAATGGCGGGTAATGTAGTAACACAAGAGATGGTCGAAGAATTGATTCTTCATGGAAAAGTAGATATAGTCAAGGTTGGTATAGGCCCAGGGTCCGTTTGTACTACTAGATTAAAAACCGGCGTGGGATATGCTCAGATATCTGCTTGTTTGGAATGTTCTGATGCTGCTCATGGTCTTGGTGGACATATTTGCGGAGATGGAGGATGCAAACACGTTGGTGATGTTTGTAAGGTGTTTGGTACTAATGCAGACTTTGTTATGTGTGGTAATTTTTTTGCTGGTTGCGATGAATGCGAAGGAGAATGGGAATATGAATATCAAGCCGGTTTTGGGGTTGGTTTAGCTGAACCATTTTGGCAACCATTTGATCCGGGACACGGAGGACCAAAGAGAAAAATCAATCTTAAATTTTATGGCATGAGTTCTAAAGAAGCTATGGATAAGCACCATAATGGTGTTGCTAATTATAGAACTAGCGAAGGTAGGTGCGTTAAGGTTCCTTTTAAGGGACCAGTAAAAGATATTCTTCAAGACATTTTTGGAGGTATGCGTAGCGCCTGCACTTATATTGGTGCTTCTAGAATTAAAGACTTTGGTAAAAAAACAACATTCATTATGGTAAATAATACTCACAATAGGATTCATGAAAAATGAAAAGCTTAAATCTAAATTGTCCGATTGGTGGTACCGGCTATGGTATTACTTCCTTAAATATCTTCAAAGAACTCTATAAGATCAATAAAAATATTTCTTTATTCCCCATGGGAAATAGTGTTAGCTTTAATTCTGACGAGGAAAAGCCGCTACTACAAGAATGTATTCAAAATAATCAGAACTTTAGCTATACAGCACCATGTCTTAAAATATGGCATCAAAATGATCTAGCTTCAAGTATCGGCAAAGGTCAATACTATGCTTTTCCCTTTTTTGAGTTAGACATTATATCCCCTCTGGAACAACACCACCTTAATTATCCAGACGAGTTATTTGTGGCTTCTGAATGGGCAAAAAATGTATTGATAAATAATGGTATACATAAAAAAATTACTGTTGCTCCTTTAGGTGTTGATATGGAGATCTTCAAAGAGCCAGCTAAGATTAAGCTTGAAAATGATAACTATATCTTTTTCCATATTGGTAAATGGGAAAAAAGAAAAAGCCAAGACTTCTTAATTAAGGCTTTTGAAACAGCCTTTAACGAAAATGACAAAGTGGAACTTCGGTTAATGCCATTTAATCCATTTTTGACTAAGGAACAAGAAGATGTCTGGCTTAAATTAGTTGATAATAGCAGGCTGGCTTCAAAGATTAAAATATATAACAGAGTAAATACTCAATATGATTTAGCGGCCTTTATTAATTATGCAGATTGTGGGGTGTTTGTATCCAGAGCAGAAGGATGGAATAATGAATTAGTTGAAGTTATGGCTATGAACAAACCAGTAATAACCACTTTCTACTCTGCCCATACAGAATATTGTGATGAAGAGAATAGTAATTTGGTTTATGTACAAGAAAAAGAACTGGCTTATGATGACAAATGGTTTAATGGTCAGGGTAATTGGGCTAAATTAGGAGACAGCGAACTAGAACAAGTAGTATATCATATGAGAAATGTGTATACTAATAATATTCGATCAAACCCGCAAGGAGTAGTGACGGCTCAAAAATATAATTGGGCCAATACTGCAAAAATTATTTCATCAACTATTTTTAAAGAGAAGAATCGTGCCAATACCAAAGCCAAAGCCAAACGAAGATAAGCAAAAGTATATATCTCGTTGCATGAGCAATGAGATCATGAAAAAAGACTATCCAAACTCTCAACAGAGAATAGCTATTTGCTTATCAGAAAGCGGAAAAAATAAGTCAGGTAAGTCTTCTCTTATAGAGGAAATACATGATAATCTATTAGCCAGTAACTGTGAATGGGATGATATTTGGGATGAATTTGTATTTGAGATAGAAGCTAATGAAATATATGATGACGAAGATAAGATTATTGCGGCTGAAAAAAATAAAAAAGTTAAACTAAATAAGCCCACCAGAACACCTGATGGTCCAAAAAAGTTTTCAGTATATGTAAAAAATGATAAGGGTAATGTTGTTAAGGTTAATTTTGGCGATCCTAATATGGAAATAAAAAGAGATGACCCAGAGAGAAGAAAAAGTTATAGAGCAAGACATAACTGTGATAATCCGGGTCCAAAATGGAAGGCAAACTATTGGTCTTGCAAAATGTGGTCTAGTCCTAAGGTTTCAGATTTAGTATAGAATAACAGGAGAAAATTATGTCACAGTCTATTAATGATCTATTAAGCGCCCACAATACAACACAAGCTCAAGAAGTAGTCGGCTACTCATCGGAACAAGTAATTGAGCTACTTAAAAAATCTCTCAATATTCACTGGCAGCAGACCACAGTATTATCTGCTCAGGCCGTTCATCTAGATAGATGGGGATATAAAAAATTAGCCGCTGTTATTAAGGCGGATGCTTTACAAGAACATGAACATGCAATAATTAATCTCTCTAGACTAGAGTTTTTCGATGCAGACTATCAGCCTTTAGTAGTATCTCCTCCAGTATGGAAAAGGCATGATATGTTAGCTATGATTAAATATAATCTAGACTCCGTAAGAGAAGCATCGGCAGCAGAAAGAGCAACTATCACTGCCGCACGAATGGTGGGAGATGAGCTTACTGCTAACACTATGATTCCTCTTCTACAGGGTAGTGAAGACGGTATTGAGCTTTATGAGGGTTTTCTAAAGCTAATAGAGCAAATGGGTCTTGATAATTTTCTCAGTATACAAGCTTAATATTAATTTTACTATAAGGAACCTTCTACTATGTATAGAATTCATGAAATTTTAAACGATATCAAACAAGAACTATCAACAGCTTCTGAAAAAAATACTACTACCGAAAAAGATCTTCAAGCTAAGATTTTAACTGTGGTTGAAATACCAGAAGAAGAGGTTCAACACGTTTCTCCGTCTAATGAAATAGATGAAATAGTTTTTGAAAAGCTCAGAGAATTCTATAAATCTAAAAGTTCTGTACTTAATCCCGGAGATAGAGTTAAGAATATCAATACTTCTTGTACTCATTACGGTAGTGAGGGCATAGTAGAAAACCTTGAACCGCTCCCTGACAATATGGGTAATGTTGTTGTATACAAAACGACAAACAATGGTCCAAACTGGAAAGAGGGAGACATACTTAAAAAGACAGAAGTACAGCTAGAACCCATGATAATGATGGTCAATGATATAATGGAAGATTCTAATTATTTGATCTCTGATATTCCTATGAATCCAGAGAATATTGATAGTCCCCATCATATAGAAATGATGGACGCAGATGATGAGAGTGAAGAAGCACCATCAGAAGAACTTGATGAATACAAGCTAGATTTTTTGAAAATGAGCCTTGGTTCTTTAAAAGCTATAGCTATACACGCCCACAATATCCTTAGTTCGGCAGAACAGCCAAATGTAAAAGCCAATTTGACAGAAAGCTGGTTGCAGGGTAAAATCGCTATAACTGAGGATTATATGCGTACTATTCACGATTTTGTCATGTTCGTTCAGTCGGATGCCGATGATAACAGTGAGGCAAAATCAAAACTCGGTCTTTGGGAAAATATTCGTAAAAAAAAGGAAAGAGAAGGCAAGAAATACAGACCCGCTAAACCGGGAGATAAAGACAGGCCCGATCCAGAGGCTTTTAAGGAAGCTCAAAAGTAAGAAGCAATAGATTGTCTTGTTAAAGATTTTAGGATTTTATTCAAAAGGACTAAGGAAAATATGTTTTTACAATTAAGCGGTGTTGGCGATCAAAAAATTGAATACAAAGATCATTCAAATATTAAGTTTGATTCTTTGGATACGTATTTGCTATTAGCAAAAAAGGCTATCTCTAAGTTTGGTAATGCTATGTACAGTGGACTAGCTTCTAAAATGCTCAGAGATGAAGAAGCTATTTCTAGTATTGCTAATGCTATTATGATGGCAGACTGGCGATGGGATGAAAATTACGAAAATGAGCAGAATACCAAAAAGACAAAGTATTCTTATCGCAATCAGTGTGCTATATGGGCTATTAAAACATATATTACCAAAAACTATGAGCATAAACAGAAGACAAAAAAGAAGGTTTATTCTCTAGACTATAAGAGTGATAGCGATGGCTCTAATAATGATGCTTCTGTCCATGAGCTTGTGCAGAACATGGGCTGCTGTTCTCCTGATGAGATACTAATAGCAAGCGAAGAAGAAGACTGTCTTATAGATACGGTTAGAGAACTTCTTGATTGTCCAATTCTAACCGAGAGACAAAGAGATTATATTAAATTATACTATTTTGAAAATCAAACCTTTGAGCAAATTGGAAAGAAATATAATATAACTAGAGAGGCTGTAAGACAGGGCCTAAATAAAACCCTAGAAACTATTAGGAGTCTCTGTAATGAATAGTTTTAATATTAGTTGTTATTGTGTAGTACTATCTACAGACATACCAAACAATAAGAAATATATTCTATCCTTAGATAAAGACAGCATAGTTCTACCCAAGATACCAGCCACATTAGAGGTAATTAAGAATACCAATCAAACACTGATTAATTATCTTAAAGAATTGCAAGTTGCAGATAATGATCTTTCATTGATACCACAAATTATCTCATTGCATTCTTCTCATATAGAAGGCGAGGAGAACGAGATTAATACCGTCTATGGTTTTTTGGTAGACTATCATACGAATATTAAAGACTCTTATTGGATATCGTTTGAATATACTGAACCTAATAAATACTCTAACCTTATTTTTGATGTTATACAAAAACTATGATTACGTCACTTAAAAAATATTATCAACATATAATGAGCTTTTTTGAGGTTCCAGAACCTACTAAAGTTCATATAGAAGATAAAATAAAACCAGAAAATAGTGTCAGCTTTATTATCGATGAATGGAATAGGTTAGTTATTAAAGTGGGACTAGATAATCAGAATACATCATCGTGTGAAGCTTTTGGGAAAATGTTATTTTTAGTAAATAATGGAGCATATGAGCAGAATATATTAAATATTATGGTGGACATGACTAAGAAGAATCCAGATCAGGCTGAATATATTCAGGCTACTATGATAAGTTGGGCATCGTCTATTACCGATCAAATGGAAAACGATAGCCTAATAGGCCCACAAGTAAGACCAACAGAAGTATTTTCTGGCAGACATAATGCTACATGATCAATATAAAATAGTATGGCAAAAATGGATCGATCCATTTGGTCAAGATCAGGAAGAGTCTGCCTCTTTAGATTATGAAAATGAAAATCCAGATTTATCCTCATCATATTCTAGATCAAATAAAGATGAAAATATATCAGATAATGAAGATGAATCTATTATCAAAAAACAATCAATAAAAGTTATTGCTTCTCCGATGGGGCTGATCCCCTATAATGAGCATACTGCAAGTGGGAAAATTTTTAATTTCTGGTTAGGTCACACTAATTTTGACATAACTATAAATGTGTCTAAAATAATAGAGAATACAGACGGAGTAGAAGCTCTAGATATTTTTACACGATACAGATTTCGTGTTGCTATCGGAAAATGTTTTGGTGCTTCTGAAACAATGGTGAGAATCCAAGAAAACATTTGTAGGTATTTAGATGAGCAAGAACTCGACAAACTCTCCTAATTTATTTGATATCCACAACTATAATATAGACCCAGAAAATAGAGAGATATATCTTCATTCATATTTATGCGATAATGAAGAAGAGGGAGGCGTGGATTATCGTAGTGCTGTTATATTTGAAAAAAATTTACGATATTTGAATCTCATCTCGTTAGATCCAATATTAGTTCATATGCATCTTCCTGGAGGAGCTTGGCAAGATTGTTTAGGTATGTATGACGCTATCAAAAGCTCTAAGAGTAAAGTATGCATTATAGCATATGCAAAAGCAGAATCTTCTAGCAGCGTATTATTACAAGCTGCAGATTTAAGAGTATTAACGGTCAACACAAATGTTATGATTCATTATGGGTCTTTTAGTATTAATGAAGAACATTCAAAGGCTGCTGCTAGTTCTATTAAATGGAACGAACAAGAGTGTGACAAGATGATTGAAATCTTCACCGAAAGGTGTATGAATAGTAATATATGTAAGCAAAAAAATTGGAAAAGGTTAATGGTTCGTAAACATATCACTTCACAATTAGCCAATAAATTAGATTGGATACTAACAGCAAACGAAGCAGTAGATTATGGCTTTGCTGATGGTATTCTTGGTAGTAAAAAATTTCCTAACATTGACTACATTAAAAACTATATGAAAAAAATCTAATGCACATAGATTATCAAATAGCAGATATAGATATTACTGATGCAGAAGTGAAAGAACTAGTCAAAGAGATTATTTCTCTTAATAAGGTTTCGACAATAACTGTTCCGTATTATTTGATCAAAGTTGTCAGAAGCGTTATGGACTCAAAAGATATTCCTCTTTCTTGTGCTATAGATTATCCTTTAGGAATATCTGATTCTAAAACAAGGCTTACCGCCATAGAACAAGCGGCTAAAATAGGGGCGAATCTTGTAGATATAGTTATGCCTCAAAATCTGGCATCAAATAGAAAATATGACAAAATACGAGAAGATCTAAAATTAACTACTGAATTATGCAAGAATAGCAATATAGAACCTAGATACTTATTAGAGTATAGGGTTTTTGATCATCACTGCCTGAAGAAAATATGTGAAATATTGGACGATTTTAATATTAAACAAATTTTCCCATCAACAGGCTACTTTATAGACAATTTAGCCGATAATATCATAGCTGCCTCTTTCCTGCATCAAAACTCTAAAAACCTGGAGATTTTTTGTAGTGGAAATATTTGGAGCGAAAAGCACTTTGACTTATTAAATAAAGCTAGTGTTTTTGGTATTAGGATTAGTTCTATCCATATCCTTAAAAAATTTTTAAGTCATAATTTGAAATAGTTTGGTGTAAATATAAGACAGTTAACCCCTTTAATATTATGGGAGATTTTAATATGTCTACAGTCCAAACAGACGGGTCTTCAGCAGTAACAGCAACATCAACAAATAATAAGGGTGGCACCGTTGTTGCTGCCGGTTCAGCTGCAAGTGGCGTTGTACAAAGCCAACAAGCCTCAACATATCGTTTTTCAGCTTTTGCATCCACAGTAATAGACGGTACTGATACTGATGATGCAAATGGTGGCACGTTTGCTTATAATAATCCTCGCCCAATTGCTATGAGATATACAACAGCTTTAGCTGGTGTTTCTAATACTTTCCTAAGAAGCGGTTCTTCAGCTCCGGGCACAAGAAGAGTTGTAAACAAGACTGAAAGTGTAAGAACACGTCGTTATGCTACAGCTATTAGAGCTGGAAACTATAACCTATATACCGGACAGTTTAGTTCTGCTCCTACAGTTGCCGTTGACTCTTTTGGCACAGATAACGCTGCTAGTCCAACAGCCGCTGTTCCTGGTTCACTAGCATATAAGCTTGGCAATCCTGTTCCACTAACCCCAGACTATGCTAAGAAAACAAATTTCTAATATCTACTCACATAGAATTTAATT